TAGTAGTAGGCTCCCTAAAAAGCATACTACGAAACAGAGAGAAAAAATGGGTGATATTAAAGAACTAGAGTTTGAGATCAAAAATGTAGAGACACAATTGGCAATAGCTACAAAGAAATTGGAAAAGGCCACAGCTGAATTTGAGGAGGATGAGGATGAGACAAACAAAGCAACATATGAAAAAAGGATGCTCGAAGTGTCACAATTACAGGCTAAGATGGCACAGCTAAAAAAGGCACTGGCAGACGCTACCGAGACCGGCAAACAATCCATGGCAGCAGCTGAAGACCCAACTGGTAAAGAATCTGATGATCCAATTTCCCAACGTTCCATGCTTCGCTATGGCAATACAATTGATGTCAATGCAATTGACCTTGATGAACCTAGCGGGCAAACTGCTGATTGGCTGACAATTATCACTTATGTTGTGTCATTTGTTGATACCATCCTGTTAAAGGGGCTCTACATGCTAACCACCAGAGGCAGGCAGACTGTTAAGGACAATAAAGGAACAAGGATTCGCCTTAAAGATGATACCTCATTTAGTGATACTAACATAGGCCGGAAACCAAAGTATTTATATATATCCATGCCTAATGCCCAGTCTAGCATGCGTGCTGATGAGATAACACCAGGTCGATACAGAACAGTGGTCTGTGGACTATACCCAGCCCAAATTCGAGCAAGAGCAATGATAAGTCCTGTCATGGGTGTAATTGGGTTCCCCATAATTGCAAAAAATTGGCCTGAACGAATTGAGAAATTTTTAGATGAGGACTGCCCATTCTTGAAGCAGACACTTCAGATGACATTAGGTGCTTTAGATAAGAATAAGGACTTTTTTAACGAAAGGCAGCATGTACTGGAGAAAATGATAACAGAAGAGGCCAAACAGATCAAGGAGATGCTAGAAAAGGAACATCATTCTGTACCTGCAAAAATTGATTCGCCATTTGCCATTTGGGTGTTTGCTGGGGCTCCAGATAGGTGTCCCCCGACCAGCCTTTATGTGGCTGGGATGGCTGAACTAGGTGCATTCTTTTCAATCCTGCAGGATATGAGGAATACCATCATTGCATCAAAGACAGTCGGGACAGCTGAAGAGAAGCTCAAGAAGAAATCATCATTCTACCAGTCATACTTGAGAAGAACTCAATCAATGGGTGTTCAGCTAGATCAACGTATCATCATTCTCTATATGAGCAACTGGGGCAAAGAAGCAGTGGACCATTTCCATCTTGGAGATGATATGGATCCAGAGTTGAGGGCTGCTGCACAAACACTTATTGACCAGAAAGTAAAGGAAATCTCTAACATGGAACCAATGAAACTGTGAATTGTAAGTCAATTAGTTATTAGGTTTTTAAGTGGTGTAGGGTAGTTTATAGTTATAGTTTTATAAGTTTATAGTTCATTATAGGGTTAAGTTTATATCTTTACATAGGCTGTTACAATTTCAATGGTAGGTGCTAATGGTAAGTTTACAATCAATCAAATGATAAGCTACATAATCATCATAGTTCTCATGGTTGTCACTTTTGATTAGTGACATGATTCTTTACTACCTCTCAATTTCAAATCATCATTCTATCTTAAGTCAAACCTCCGTATACACTCCACTACCTCAAACACACTACCTCATAATATGCTTCCTGAATTTGCTTTTTAGGGAGAATACTACTACTA